ACTATAATAGCACCATGGCCATAATTACTACCAGTAAAGTCTACTTGACCGCCGGTATATTGATATGAGGATATATACTTACCAGGATGCCCTAATCGGGTAAATTGTGTTTTTTCAGATGATTCATAATCTGGATAATAGTATCCCATTATTTCTCCTTAACATTTTTAAGTTCATCAACTAACTCATAATAACGAAGCATTGTTAAAATATCTTTATCTTCAATGTTATTCCGACGACTCATGGTAGTTAACAAGTTAGCAACTTCATTTAATTTAATACGTATAACTTTACTAGGAATAGTATTTTTTAGTTTGTTTAATGAATCACGTAATGTGATAGATTCTTTAACTATGAACTGTTTCAATGTTACTGAGTTGGTAACGTTATTAATATATTCACGAAGTAAACGCTTTTGTGATTCATTTAATGATGAATATTTTTCATTGAAACGATCAATAATCAGTTTAGATGCTAACAATCGAACATCTTTATCTTCATTAGTTAGTACTGGTACAGCTTCTGTTTCAGTTTTACGTGTTGTACAAATATATTCTGTTAAAGAGAATCTATTCTCTACATATTCTTTAGGATCATCTGATTCACTAAATTCAAATAATTTATAAATCGAAGCATGTAATTTATAGTTATTAACTCGCGATTTAAAAAAATCTTCAATATTATAATTACTGCGTATTTCTTTTATTAAATTATATTTTTCACGTTTTAAAGCTGTTTCATTAATACTACGCTTTGTACGAAGTACTGCCTCCAGAAACATTTCTGCTTTACGTTGTGAGTTAAACGTTTCTTCATGTAAAGAACGGTATAGTTTCAACTCTTTAGATAATTCTGAGCTCTTTCTAAAATTTCTTTTAATTATACGAAGTGCTGCCGAATCCTTATTGTTCATAGTATCCGATGCTACTTGGCGTACGAGTAACTCAAAAATTAAACCAGTATTCTTTACTTTCGCATGTTTAATCTTACTCATGTTTATACATCCTGTTTGTACGTATCTTTTTAATAAATATAGTTATTATGTTAAATTTATATCTAGTAAATTGTTTTCATCTAACATAGTACCAGTATCATTATCTTTAAGTTCATTATCCAATGATTCTCGTAATACATGTTTGGTTTTTACTTTACTAGCCATTGATTTTATTATAGCTTTAGTATCAATGTGTTCCGTACTTAATGGACTACCACCACGGAAATTATGTTGCAGCGGTGATTTATCAGTTGTAAATGTTCTACCTAAATCTTTAATACCTAACGGATCTCTTCCATGCGGACTAGAATGTGTACCCCATGTTCCTGGTTCTTTTGGTCTTCCTGGTCCAGCGACATGTTCTTGTTCCATGCCCGGTAACAATCCACCTTTATTAGCGACATGCATGCTAGCAATATCATGAGGCGTACCAAAGCTCATATTTGTTTTCTTTGGATCATTACCTTCTGACTTAATCTGTTCTTTACGGAAGTCTTGTTTTAAGTCTTCAATAACTAATTCACGTTCTGCTTGCCATTCTTCTTCACTTAATCCAAATACATTTTCATAAATATATTTTTCTGAAAACATAGTAGTCTCTTTAAGATTGCCAGCTAAACTTACCTTTTCAGTAAGAGTTTCAATTTTTTGTTTTTCGTAAATTAATGATGGGTTAGTTAATGCTAAACCAAAATTAACTAGATCTTCATCTCGGAATCCTTGTGCATATAAATGTACAATTGCAATCTTAGTTAATTCTGATACAAATATTTTCTGTATACGTTCAATAGTTCTAGCAAAACGTACATCTTCTGCTGCTAATGTAGCTTTTCCTTCTACTCCTTCATCATATCCTAGAAACGCTTTAGGTATTTTAAGAGCGGCATGCATTTTATTACGTAGGTATTCAATGTCTTCAATCTGACCGTCACTACTTAATCCTGATAATGTATCAATAGCCGTACCAGAATCTCCTCCACGTACTGGAAGATAATAGTCTTCCATCATGTTTTGAATATTGAACTTTAAATTATACTGACCAGTAGTTTCATCAATATATGGAGTCTTCTTCATCTTGTTGATAATTTGTTGCATATAACTATCAACTTCATTAGGTGGAATGTTACCGACATCAATTTTAAAAATACGACGTTCTGGTGCTCTCATGATGCGATGAATCAACATGGCATCTTCCATTAATACTAATTGCTTATAAATCTTACGTGCTGGTTCAATCATTGATTTACCATATGGTAAGAAATTAGTATCTGATAGTAAACGGAAATGAGCTATTTGATAATTTTCAAATTCATTACGTGGATTTTGTCCTCCGGTGCCAGCAAAGTGTCTAGTAGTAGTATGAGATCCTTGCATTACAAATCGATATGCATATGGATTTTCCTGATCATATCCTTCTTCACGAACCATTTCATATGCAGACATTGGAATTACATTAATAACTCCTAACTCATCTTCAATATCTAAATAAAGATAAAAGTCACCATACTTACAAGCATTACGTATCCATGGCCATAAATTATAATCTATATTAAGGATATCATAAAATAAGTTATGAAGTACTTTACGTATTTCATTGTTTGGTGATGATATAGTTAATGTATCACCTTCCGAGTCTTTAACTGTACTTTCATCTGCATAAATATCTAATGCCGATGCAATAATTGGATCCAGGTCCATTGCCTCATAATCAGAAAATAATTCTACTTTAGATTGATGAAAATTATACGTACCATTATAAACTGACTGGCCGCCTTGTCCTCTATGCAATCCAGCAAATCGATCTATATACGCAGTTGTTGATAATGAGCCGTTTGATTGTAACTTATTAGTATCAATAGCCTTTAAACGATTTTTTGCTATTCTACGAACAACGACATTAGTTGAAAACAGTCGTTTTAGTCTAGCTTGTAGTGAAGTATCTGCCATAAGTTCTATTTATTAATAAATATTAGATAAGCCAGGTAAGGCTCTCATTTCCATTAGCCGTACCCCATGTCCAACTGTTATTGGCAGCTGTGTTATTACTACTATATACACCTGGAGTAGTTTTACCAAAATGATTCATAGTCTTTCTAGATAGATCTATACCTTGCTGATGTAAACGAAGTGCTGTATCACGTACCCATAAAGCAGTACCAAATGACATTACTAAGTCATCATTGTAACCACGTTGTGCTTCTGCACGTTGACCGGTCCATATAAATACTAGTAGTTCATCTATTAAACGTTTACTACGCACTACCGGACTCTTTTCACGGAAATATGTTTCTAGTTTAGATATTACAAGTGGACGTGTTTTTGAATTCATCGAGAATCCAGGAACTTTATCTGACTTGCTTTTTAAATCATAGCCTTTTGCTAAATGTACATTTTCATCTACATATGCATCTGAACGATATGAATAATATAAGTTAGCATAATTACGATCTATTGCTACTTGTAGTACTGCCCATCCTATATTAGCATTTTCAATTACTAGTAATGCATTATCATACTCAGTTGCTACAGATACAAGCATATTACCGTAATCAGTTGTTCCTATTTTGCCACGGTATTCTGCCACTTGTGTCATTGAGTTAATTTCAATAACATGAAAAGCTGAATAGTCAGCTCCATCACCGCGAGCAACGTCAGCTACAACTGCATAACTTTTATTAGTACCATATTCCGGATACTCCCATACCCAATAATTACTATCAAATCCGCGTTTCTCTATAGGATCGTTAACATATGTCTGTTCATACCACTGTAGTATAGGACCGTCAATAACAGTATGACCAGATGATATAAAGTCACAATCACATTCCTGTGCTGCTTGCTTTTCTCCTAACAGCTCTGTTTGTTGTACTCTCCATTTTTCATCACGATCTGGATGTACTGTCCAGTGTAGTTTTATCGGATGAAATTGACCACCCGCTTCCGCATCTGACCAAATTTTATGAAACCAATTACCAGTACCATTAGGAGTAGATAAAGAAATACATCCACCACCTGTAGCAAGTGTTTGTTGAGCTGATGTCCATATTTCATCAATGTTTCTAATAAACGCAGCTTCATCAATTACCAATAATGATAATGCTTCAGAACGACCCGCAGTACCAGTACTTGATACAGCTTTTACTTGAGAACCGTTTTTAAAGCGTAAGGATAATTTATTATCTTCAATAGACGTACCCTTTAACCAACTAGGAAGATTTTCGTGCATTACACGTATCTTTGTAACCAAGTTTTTTGCCACGTCTTGAGTAGTTGCAATAACTAATACATTATAATCTGATTTAAACAACATAGCCCATAGAACGTATCCAGCTGTTACTGTTGATATACCTAACTGACGTGATTTAAGTATCACACTATATCTGTTATGTTGTAAAGACGTTAAAACCTCTTCCTGGAATGGATAGAGATTAAAAAACATTTTGCCTTTAGTAGGATGCTGTATAATACAATACTTACGCATGAAATGGATAGGATCCATTGCGCACCGTTTGTATTCCTCAGAAATTATTTCACGTAAACTTTTTTGTGCCATGTAACTTTTATTTTTTTATACTTGAGTACCTAATATTTTATCAATGTTAGCTTTTAAGTATTCTTTAACCTCGCCTTGTTTTATAGCAGATAATGTACCTTCAACAGATGCAGTATCATATGCACCATGTAATGCTTCATGTGTAGCATCAAAACCAGCTTTAGCCATTAATAAACATACAATAACTAACCATACTTTTTCTGCTACTTTTTCTCTTTCCGCATCAGGTAGGTCTCTCATAACAGGATCAGCTTTTAATAATTTTGCAATGACCGCGATATATTTATGATGTAAGCTCTTACCACCCTTTACTATCAACTGTCCTATTTTTATAGCAACTAATTCTGCATCTGCCATGGCACCGTACATTTCACCATTAGCAGTTAATATACTAAGAATCCTAGGTAGACCCATGATTAGTTTTCCTATCATTTCTACTATTTTAGGAAGTGCTGCTATAATACCAGCAATAGTCCATCCACCAATTTCATTAATAGATTCAGATTGCTGTTTAACTATTTTTTCAGTACCTTGTAATGCTTTATCTAGTAAATCCTCGATTGCATTTTCATCATCAGATGATAATTCAGGTAATTCATCTAATTCAATATCATCTAAATTACTTTTACTAGATCCAGATTTTGTAGCAGATTTTTCAAATTCGATTTCAGCTATTTTTTTTTTTAATTCTTCTTTAATAACATTACGTATTAATTTACGAACTTCATCTACTTGTAATTGAGCATTTTTATCTAATTCAGCTACTGAAGATTCGAGTTCTTTTTCTAACATTTTTTTATCGAATGTCATTTTCTTTAACTCGGATGTAATTTTTTGCTTTTTAGCTCCATCTGCCTCGGCAAACTCTTTGGCTTTCTTTTTCATCTTATCGACTAATGTTTCAAGCTCT